CCATTATCACCAATCACATAAGTGTCTGTTGGTGTTATTTTAAAAGTAACAATATCTTGAACTAAACTTCCTTCTGCTTTTTGTAGTGTTTTAGTATTAAACACGCCTGAAGAAACGCCACCTGTTACATTAAAATTATGAGAAGGTCTTGGCGTGTAATATTGAGAAGTTCCACCTGCTGGTTGAGAAGGCGCCATAGTAGAATTAAATCCATTACCATCATTTCTAAAAAGAACTTGTAATTGTCTCATTTGTGGAGGTGGGCCAGGTGGATCATGATCAATATCGATTGGTATAATAATGTTTTCAGCTGGCATTGTAAAAGACTCAAAATATACTTTTATTATAGTTCTAGGATTATAATTAGATCCAGGAACAGAAAGACCAAGTGTATTTGCATGATCTTCTGTTATTTCTATTTTAGTTATATTTACATCAACGTTTGATGAAGAAAAGCTATAAGTGTCTACATAACCACCGCTTGGATCTTGTATAGTGTAACCAGTGTAAGTAGATAAACCAGTACTTGTTAACGCGCCATAAGGTGTTAATACACCATTGTTTGTTATAAAAGTATTACTAGTATCACTTAAGCTATGTCCGTTTATTCTTAATTTATGAGCTTCTATAGTTGATACTCCAGGAGTGTTTGTAAAGTTTTGCCATAAAGATATAGTTTGAAAACCACTAACATTATCTTGGCTTAAAATAGCGTTTACATTGGAATAAGAATTGTAACCATCGTTGCCTGAATAATCATAATACTGCATATTGCTAGTATTGTTAAAAAGGTGTTGCTCATAAGCATCTGAATTAATATAAGGTGCGTTTATATTTATCAACCCAGTTAAATAATAACTCATTTGTCCATAATTTAATGGATTTACATATGACTCACCAGGAAAATTATTTGTATCAAGATCAGAAGAATCTATAATACTAAAAAGCTGTGTTGATAAAGGTGGTAAACTATGATCTAATAATACAGCGTTACCTATACCTTGAAAATTAAACTCAGAAGTATTTAAATTGTTATTTGAAACACTGTTCCAATAAGTCTGCTCTCCTTTAATATAATTAAACCATTTACCTTCTTTTTCAATAAACTCAGGTATACTACCTGTTTGCTCGTTAGGATAACCTTCGTCTGTTATCATGCTTTCAACCCACCAACCTTGTTTTTGTTTTATATCATAATAGTTGTTAGCATTACCTAAAACTCTAGATTGGCTACCTTCATAAGCTATAGCTTTAAAATCTTTTATAACATTAGCGCTTTGATTAAAAATAACATCAACATAAGAATCTACAGGGCTTTGGCCATAAAAACTATTAGCTTCAATATTAAGATCTTTTACATGGTGCTCCCAAGGCATACCATTGCTAAAAGTATAATATTTATTATTAAGGCTAATTCCTTGTTCTTTAATAAAAGATTTAAAGCTAACCCAGCCTTTTGCGCTTTCTTTATATGTTATTGTTATTGCCATTTATAATATATTAATATGTAGAACCACTATTAGATGAACCACTGTTACTATCTGTATCGCTACTGCCACTACTAGAAACACCTGTTGTATAACTGTCAGTATTAGTTACGTCTAATTCTATTTCTTCAGAAAAATTATTTGTTAAAGTTAAATTATACTCACCTTTGTCTATGTCATAACTACCAATTAATAGCTTGTAATTTTTTAAATTATCTCCAAACCAATAACTCATACCAGCTTCAGAAATAGGTGTTAAACCATCCATTGAAAGTCGTAAAACAGATCCTCTCTGTTTGTCTGTAAAATAAGCTCTATAAGATTCTGACGCGAATGACTCTGGATTTTTTGATATACCATAATCACCAACAAAAGCCATTGTTTGACCTAAAACATTAGAACTAGCAACAACGTTTGTGCTTCCGTCAGCATTAAACAAAGCGTCTTTATTTGCTAATACTTTTAATACTCTATCTTCACAAAAAGTAACTAAATCAGTATCTCTAGTAAATAGTTTTTGTATACTTCCATAAGTAGGATTAATATCTTTTGTTATACTATCAGCCATGATAAACTGATTAAAATTATTTACACCAGATATTGAATTATAAATACCTGAGAATATTAAACCATATTTTCTGTGTTCTTGTTGATATTCTTCTTCTATAGTTGTAGATGCTTTAGCGCCATTATCTATTCTAACACCATTAAAAACATCTCTTACTCTATCCGACTCAACGCCATTTCCAAAAGAAAAACAATTAAACCAATTTAAACCTACTAATTTATTTGAAATATCTGTGTCTATTAAAAGTTGATCGCTAATTTCGTTTCCTTGAATATCAATAATTGAATTATATAACGCTAAAACTTTAAGGTTAATAAAAGATCCGTTTTCAACTTGTATTTTAATAATTTTATTTGTAATTCCACTTTCAAACGTACCAGTTGTTTGCAATACTAAAGCTTCGTATGCAGAATAATTAACATTAATAGGAGGAGCCCAACCACTTATTTTAGCTTCAGTAAGTTGAACACCTGAAGTATATGATGTAATTTCACTTGATATTGGTGCTAAACTTTCCACGTTATTTATGCTAAGTCTTGTTGGTATAAAACTAGAGGCTTCATAATAAAGGCTTAAATCCTCATCTGTTTTAGGCTCTGTTTCAAATACAGCAGGGTTTTCAGGAAACTTAACTTCATTGTCTTCTAATATATAACTATTTGTAACTATTTCAATGCCACAAGGATTAGTATTAAGCGTTACAGTATCACTAGATCCAGGCAAGCCAGTAATTGGATGATAATCTGTCCAGTCAGGAGGATCTCCATTTAAATCTCTTAACGTAAGCCTCCATGTAACTCTACGGTTATGATGACTCCGATTAATCAACTGAACGCTAGGAGTATAAGTAATTGGTGGAACACCAAATTGAGCAAGATTACCTTCGCCCCAAGCAACCGAGTTTGGAGGTAAAACCTCTGAAGAAAACGGGGCTTGATTATAATTAGGATCTTCATCATCATCAAACTGTGGCACTTCATTGCCTTGATTAATTCCAGGTGGTGGATACGGGTGGACACCACCCGTGTAAACACTATGATAATTAAATTTATAAAACTTCTGTACAGAGGTAACCGTGTATATTATGCTATTTGGATCGTTTGTAAACCTAATAAGAGCACCAGATTTTATTTGTTTAGCAAAATTATGTGCATCAGGATCATAAGACTCACTTATCTTCCAGTAATTCATCCAAAGTTCTTCAGTTACTTCCACACCAGGTGAAGGAAATAACCCTCCAGAAGAACCTTGCCCGCACCCACTGTTATGAGTTTCTAATCTTTCGCTACCGCCAGCCGCATTAAGGTCACGCCCGTAAGGGCCAACGTACGAAATATCTATTGTGTTTGATGTTACACCTGCGCCTTGAGAAAAAAACTGATAATTTTCAAGATTACTTGAAAAGTCAGCTGGTCCATGCCCAAGTCCTTGAACGCCAAAACCAATGCCCGCTAACTGCGCAAAATTATTACTTGTGCCAATAAATGGGTTTCCAGATTTTTCTTGATGCATTAACGCGTATAAATTACTAGCATAAGGAAGCGCATTGGTATTTACCCAAATAGCGTTATAACCGCCGTATAAAGTAGAGCTATTTTTATAAACATCATTTACATTACCAAACCAGGTTGTTTCTTGATCTGGATCAAAGCCGTTTAAACCCCAAAAAGGCTCTTCACCAGCGTGGTAAGCCTCATCTATAATAAAACCTCCAGCACCATAAGAGTGACCTGGATCATTTGTGTCTCTTAAAATTTCATATATACCTCTCCAAGCATACCAAGAGCAGTATGCGTCTTCTGGTATAGGAGTATGTGGATCTCCGTGATTAGCGTTCCAACTTGCTATTTCTGTAGCGTGATCTGCTGCTGTTCTCCAAGAAAAAGAAAAAGGCCACGGACTTAAACTTTGAGTTCCTGGCGTATCATTTTCTGTAAAGTTTTTAGCGTAATAAGCGTTAATTTTTTGAACTATTTTAGTTTGTTGAAAACTACTTGTTGCTACAATTGTATTTTCTATATATTGATCTTTACGTATTTTTGCAAAAAACCTTCCTTGAAAAGCTGATTTATTCTGAACTACCTCTTGAGTTATTTCTACCTTTATATCTCCAGCGCCAGTACCAAACTGAACAGTTGAATATGTCATAGTGACAGAGCCAGGCGTAGTGTCCATCCAGCTAATCTTTCCGTTATCATTGTCTACTAATTGTTTTTTCAATCTTATTTGATAAAACTCTGCATCTGTTAAAGTAACTACATTACCACTATCATTTATTTGGTTATCAACGTCTGCCGTGATTACTTTAACATTATCTATTTCAAAATAATCAGATATATTACCTGTTTTAGTGCCATCTGCATTTACACCAATAAATCTTATAAACAATACTTTATCGTTGTCTTCAACGCTTTGTTTTTCGTGAAAATCTTCTAAAAGAGTATTTGTAAAAGCTAATTTTTTTATTTTTATTTCTTGCTCACCTTCTGCAGGTTTTTCATCGTTAGTACCATTTGTAGTTAAAAATATACTTGAAGAATTATGAATGTTTGATATGTTTCTAACTTCACCTAATACAACCTTTCTTGTTTTTATATATTCTGGCGCTTCATTTTCTATAGCTAATACTTTATAAACATTTGAAGACTCTTCAGGTACATCGCTTTCTAGTTTTTTCTTTAAAAATAAAGTAGTTTCAGTATCAATTTTATTTCTATCACTTGAAGCAAAGCTTAACCATATATTACCGTCTTCTGCATCAAAAAATCTATCTAATGCCAGATTGTAATATTCTGTAGAAGTTTCTTTTATAAAAAACTTAAAACTATCTGCCCAACTTGGTGCTGGTGTGTTATTTTTTACAACAATTTGAGTATTTCTTCCAGATTCTAATTTACCAACATTAATATTACCAGAAGCGTTTGTAAACACCGGCGTTTGCCTTTGATATTTGTCAGCATAAACTATTCCTAGCTGATATTTTCTTGACGATTTTATAGATTTTTTATTTTGTTGCAGCTCTCTATCTCTTAAAAGAACAGTTAAATCAGTTGTAGTATCAAAATCATAATTTTGTAAATAATTTCCGTATATTAGTCTACTTCCAATTATTTCTTGCGCTCTAGCTGCTCGTGGAACATTATCCCACGGGCGTAAAAGTTGATTAGATGAAATTAAAGAATCTATATTTTCGTTATTTAAAATATACTTATTATTAATCCATTGCTCATCTGTTGGCGATAATGAATCTAGTTTATATACATTTGGAGAATCAGATTCTTTATAAAGTATTTCTATTTTTTTAACTTCTTTAGGTATATCACCTTGTACTATGTTAGTTATTTCTATTTCTTCTATATCATTTTCCATTCCAAGATTATAACCTTCATTAGGAGAAAAATTAAAAGATCCAGGTAAAAAAGCTACATTTGTAAAAGAAGAAAAAGCAGAATATTCATTATCTCTATATTTATATCTTAAAGCAAATCTAGGAAATTTTAATTTATATAATTTTTTCTCAGATGTATCTAATACTATATAAAAAACATCTCCAGTATCTAAATCTGTTTCAACAAAAGTAGCACGAACAACAACTTGACTACCATTAGCTTGTACGACAGAACCTCGTATTTGTGCCTGGTCAGGCGTGAAAGGAAATCCATTACTTTGATTTAAACATATAGTATCGCCTAAACTAAAATCTACGTTAGAACTTGAATTAATAGGCGTAATGTCAATAGTAAATTCTTGACCTACATAAGGCGCATTTGATATATTAGAATATCCTCTTATAGAATCATCTAGTCCTTGTAATTTTAAACTTGGAGCGAATAAAGGAGATTTTTTAATTACAGTTATATCTTCTTCTTTACACTTTATACCATCTAAAATACCTATGTTTTGTGACTCGTTAATTACAAAAGTATTTTCTGACATATCAGGATTTGTACCTTGTATACTTTTGCTTATGTTTATCTTTTTTGGCTCTATAGGTATTAAAGAACCTTCCTCGTCAAAATAACCATTTGACCAGAATAAAAAATCATCAACAACGTTTATAGCAGTAATAATTTTATTTGGAGCAAACTTTAGTGTACTTGTATCAAAAATAATTGCAAGAGAAGGTTGGCCAGGTAGAATATTTATTAAGCTAATAGGTATATCGTCTGGACTTATATAAATAACACCCCCAGGAAATAAAGGGTTAGTAATGTCTACGTTTAAAACTGGAGAATTAATTTCGTGTATTCCACCGGTATCATCTACAATATAACTAACTATGTCTTCTTTTTGTATTTCTTGCGCTGTGCTTAAGTTTAATATTGGTATCGTACCTATATTAGGATTAATTCCTGTGGTAAAAGGCGATGCTTTAACAACTTTTGATCTTTTATCTACAAAAACAGGCGTTACAATATTGTTTTTATATTGTAAAATCATATCTTTTTCAATATAATTATCTTCAAGTGCAAAAATATCTGAATATGTAGAAATATTTATTGAAGTTGTTTCATGTAAAAACCAATAAAAAACATCACTTTTTTCATCTTTAACTACGCCGACACATTGGCAGTCATTAGGTATTCCAGAAGCAGATATTAGTTGATTTCCTAAAATGTTTTGAACCGTACCAACATCGTTTTCATCAGACGAAGTGACTTGTATATTCATCGCGTCTCTATACTGGCCATTGGGAACAAGTCTTTCATCAAGATCTTTGTTCATTTTGCCTTGAGTAAAGTTATTTTTTATTTCTGCCATTTATTAGTGTTTTATCCATTTAGATTTACCTCTAAAAACTTGAGCAATTTCTTCTAATTTTATATTTGACAATCTTAATTTAGCTTGTCTTATAGCTGCAAATTTTTCTTTTTTAAATCTAGGCACAAGAGGTTGTCCAATTAAAGTTGTTGATAGTATACCATAAGCAATTGATTTATACATAGCTTCCTCAGCAAACTTATGAACCTGCATTTCATCGTCAGTGCCTAAGCTATCACTTATATAATCTAATATTACAGTTTTTCCAGAAATATTAGAAGAAAAATGTATTAAACCTTTATTACAGTCTATATAATAAGATCCATTTGTTTGTGCATGTTGAGGATCTACTCCGTATCTTTGGCCAATATTAGCTTCATATATCTTATCATCATAGTCATAATCATGATTAGCGTTTTCAGCAGGCGTGTGTGTTTTGTATTTTTCCCAAGTGTCAGATTCTTTTTTAAGATCATAGAAAAATAAAGAAGTGCCATTTCCAGAACCTGTAGAGCTTGTGCCAACAGGAAGATTAATAGTTAAGCCATCGCTACTAACGCTTTGAACCGTTATAATACCAGCAAATGAAGTGCCCGCTGTAGTACCTAAGCCAAAAGCAGCAGCCTTCATACCGGCCTTAACACCAGCGTCTGAAGTTAAAACAATAGTATTAGCATTATAACTAAAATCACCAGTTGCAACTTCTATAGTCTCGTATTGTTGTTTTAAATTACCAGATATTCCAGGTGTTAATATATCAGCTAAGGTATCTGAGTCTCCTTCAAATATAAAATCACCATTAGTCTCTTGCTCTATTGGAAAAGGATTTGATGTTTTTGAAGTAGGATATAATATTCTTTTTATACCAGCGTTATCAACCCAAGATAATTTAACATAATTAACATAGTCTTGTGGTAGCGGCATTACTAAAGAAGGTGGTATTTCTATTTCTTGTGCCTTACAAGATTTAAATGTATCAAAAGATAGTTCTTGTAACGCTCTCATTGCGTGAAACTGTACATCTGTTACTTTTGCTTTTGGTATAATTTTACCTTCACCAACATAAGCAATCATAAATTGATTTATAATATCTTTTAATGATGTAAATTGATAGTTACCAAAATTTTCATCTCCAGTATTTTGAATACTATCGTTTCCTTCATAATATTCTTTAGCTGTATTTTCTAATAACCCCATTTATTATTGTTTTTGTTTTTGTATTTCTTTTAATTCTTCTTGAGATCCAACAGTATATAATTCACCACCTAAACTTATACCAGCTAATTGTAATATTTTAAAAACTAAATTAGACTGTTCTGAAATATGTAGTTCAAAGTTAACAGCAGAAGACGCGTTATACATTGGCTTTTGATTAACAACTGTATACGCCCAATTTGCAGCTATAGGATTTCTTGTATAGTTTATTTGTATTTCATCAGAAGTAGTTGGGTATATTGTTATAGAGTCTGATTCTAGTATATATATAGGTCTGTCTATACTAGGTTTAGACAAAGGCGTGTTTAATATTCTTATTAGTTCGCTTTTTTGAACTTTAAATATTTCTACTTTTCTAGTAGCATTTATAATTGATCCTATTTTATGTAAGTCTGAAGGTAGTGCTACTGAAGAACTTGTAGCTGTGATAGTAGTTGCTGCTTTAAAAATACTTAACTTATCGTCAAGTAATTCTTTACGGCTAGAATAATCGGTGCCAGCTTCTGGTATTCTAGCATATTGCTGTAAATCATAAAAATATTGCTCAAAAATATCCGTTTGAGCTTGATTAGCAAATAAATTAAATTCTTGTGGCGTTATATATCCTCTTTGCTCTTTATTAGCTATAGCTAAAACTCTTTGATATACTGTATCTATATTTACCATAGTTATTTTTTATTGTAGTAAGCAATCGCCCAGTAGGGCGATTACTCCTACAGTTTGATTAATTATTTAATCTTTTTTCTATATTTGTGTATATTTCCATACCTTCATCAGTTTTAAACCAATGCGCTAAAGCAGTATATGGATGCTCGTCAAATGGTACCGTCATTATCTTTCTATCGTTAGAACCCCATAAAAAGTTTCTTTGATCTTGCGATAATTTAATAATCCCAAGTTCAGTTGCTTTGATACCAAAGTTTCTAAGTTGAACATTATCATCAGTAGCTAATTCTAAAAACAAAATAGGATTGTTTCTAGCAAATACTAGTAAATCTCTTTTTATCTCCTTAGAACTCATCTTAGACACGTTAGAACCGTGCTCTACACGCATAATAGCTTCTGCCATATCAATATCCATATTTCTAGCAGCTAAAATAGCGTCTGCTTCTAATTCTAATATTTGTATATCGCTAGCAGCAGTTTTTTCTGGTTCAAACTCAATATATAATTTGTTTCTATGAGGATGGTAAAGAGAAAGTAATTTTTGTAAAACTGTTTTATTTCTAGGTACTAATAAAACACCGTTTCTAAATACTATATGCTCTAATCTTTGATCACCAATCATCTCATCAACAAATGGAGTTTTTTGATTAGATGTGTATTTTAATTCTCTTTCATGACCTTTTTCTTCATCAAACCAATATATACTAGATGATCTAATAGAATATGATAAAGGTTTTTTACCTCCTTTTAAAAAATAAGTTCTATCTTTAATTTCCCAACCATCATTAGAGATTTTACCTTTTGGCTCAACTCTTTTTGTTTTTTTAGTTTCAACTACTGGAGTTTCAACTATTTCTGGAGTTTCCTCCATAATTTCTTTTGTTTCTTTTTTCTTTGCCATAATATAATATATAATAAAATTAATAAAATAAAAGGCCGGAGCCGAAGCCCCGGTCTTTTAAAACTGTTATTGCAACAACATAAAGTTGTTAGCACCTTGAGTAATTAAACATCTTTCAGACAAGTAGTGAACTTGCATAACGTCTAACCCAGTAGTAGCAGCGCCAACAGAACCAGTAATCCAAGTTTTCATTCTTCGATCATCAGTTTGTGAAGCTCTGTAACGTACGTGTAAGAAAGGACGTCTCATGTTTTTACCCATAACTTGGTCATAAACAGTAGATGTACCAGCTGGAATCATGACACCTCTGATTGGATCAGTAGTGTTTCTGTCATTAATACCACCTCTAGTAGCTCTATCGTTTAAGTATCTAAAGTCAGATTTATAGAAGTCATAAGAACCTCTTCTGAATCCAGAAAAACCTAAGTTAAGTGCCATGTCTTCAGAGTTGTTGAATACACCATAAGATGTACCACCAGCTCCATAAGAGTTCATTGAAGCTAACATATCGTCAATAGCTAAACTAGTAGATCTGTTAACAAACATCATGTATTCTTCAATAGCACCTTGCTTGTCAAACTCAGCTAAAATAGCATCAAACTCAGCTAAATCAGTAGCAGCGTTAACACCAGTAATACCAGTAGTAACATTACCTCTAGTTTGTATAGCTGCAAATAAACCTTCAGTACCAAAAGCATTACCAGCACCGTTAACAGTACCATCAGCAGTAGAAGAACCAGCAACACCTAAAACACCTTCTAACATAGACATTTCTACGTAGTCAGAAAATCTAGATCTTGTTTCTCCTTCAGCTTTTAAATACCATAAGTAACCAGACTGTCCAGCTTCTCCAGATATTTCTACCCAACCAATAGCAGAAGTATCAGAACCTGAAACTTCATAGTAATCTTTTAAGATTATTGGTTTGTTAGTAAAAGAAGTGAACTGAGGCTCTACATTACCATAACCATCAGTTGAAGAAGCAGTACCACCTTGATCGTTAGTACCTTTACCAAATTCAGAACCGAAAACTAATAGTGTAGCCGCGTTTGAAGTACCAGTACCAAAAGCAGTAGCATCGTCAATATTTTCTACTTCATAAGGCTTACAAGTAACATCATTGTTAGATACAGCTGTAACTAAACATTTAATTGCACCTTCAGTAGTTGCTACAATTACCATGTCGTTAATTCTAACACCGTGAGCGTCAGTACCAACAGAGTTTCCATCTATATCATTACTTATAGAAAAAACACCAGTAGTATTGTTTACAGTACCAGTATAAGATAAATGTAATCTACCTTGCTCTGACCAAACAACTTGATCAGAAGTCATTGCTTCTTCTGCACCAACTTGAGATAAAAAACCTGAGATAGTTCTGTTTCCGAAAACCTCAGCTTCTTTTTCCATTAAGTCAGGCAGGTATTGTTGCGCCCAACCAGCAGTGGCTGTCGCAGTAAAATCTATGTAGTTTGAAGATAACGTCGCTTTTTGTGGAGCTGGCACGCTATTTAAACTACCTGCGGTCCCAGAATGACCAGGACCTGGATTTGAAATTGCCATAATTTTGTAATTTTAAATTGTTATTTTTTGTTTTTAATTTTAAATTTAAAATCTGAAGAACTATCACCTAGTGCTCTAACTTTTATTCCACCTGTTTCAATTTGCCCATAGCTTTGTCTAGGGTTCATATTAACATTTTTAGATTTAGCTACACTATCTTTCATAGCGTCAGCTTTACCTTGCTCATAAAAATGTTTAGCAATAGCATCAGCATTCATAGCTGTAAACAAACCTTTGTGGTAACCAGCAGCATCTTGCATTTCATTTTTTTCGTTCAAGAACTTCTTGACAAAATTATTAATATCGCTCTGATTTGTTTTTGTTGTATCTACATCTTTAACATTAAATCTATACTTTTTATCACCAACGTTATATTCAAAACCTTTAAAATTTTTATTAAATAACTGATTGGTTTTGTTTAAAAAAGTACGTGTTTGTTGTTTTACTAATGTTTCCTGTTCTTTAGATTCTTTGTTGTATCTATTAAAGAAATCAATAGCTTTTTGTTGCTCATTGGTCAACTTTGACCCGGCTTTAATTTCTTCATAGTATTTGGACTTTTGCCCGTCCAGATAGGCTTTAGCGCTGGCAACTTGCTCTTTTAACGCTAATTTTTTTCTTCTTATATCTCTAGCCTCATCTTCTTCTTCATCATAAGAAAACTCATCTTCCATTAAAAAATCAATTTCTTCTGAGTCTAAATGAGGTTTTGTTTGTTGATAATATTCTCTTAATAAAGCTAAATTATCTAGTTTAGAATAATCTTGATTAAGCTTTACATAATCGTTTATATCACCACCGGTTTCTTCCATAAAATCCATTAGTTTTTGAATGTTTTCTGGTAGTTTTTTTCCAGTTTCAATAGATTCAGCAATTGCTTCTTCAGCTTCATCTACTAATTGTTCTACTTTTTCTTCTACCTTCTCATTTTTTATTTCTTCTATAACTGGTGGTTCTTGTGTTTTTTCTTCCTGTTGTACTTCTTTTTGTTCTTTATCGGTAGAGGTGTCTTCAACGAGTTCAACCACTCCTGTGTCGTCAACGTTATCTTTTTCAGTTTTTTCTGTGGTTTCATTTTCTGGTTTTTTATTTAAATCAACTTTAGTTACATTGTCTTCTTCTTTAATTTCAAACTTTTCAAGATCTACTTTAGTAACAGTATCGTCTACCTTTTTGTCTACTTTCTCAACAGCCTTTTCAGCTGTTTCTTGTTTTTTCTTTTTTGCCATAATAAAATATTATATAATTAATAAAATTGTTTATCTAGGTGTAAAACCAGACATATCAACTACTGATCTACCTCCTAGTATATCATTACCTGAAGATTCAAACTTTTTAGCTGGTTGATTATTTTTTCTTTGCTCAATCAGCTCTGATTGTTGACTAGCTTGTATTCTAGTTCTTTCGTCTTTACGATCTTCTTTTTCTTTTTCTCTGTTTTTTAATCCTTGAACTTCCATACCTTTCAAATTCATATTCATTTGGTATTCTAGCTGCATTAATTCTTTTTTGTACTGAACTTCTTGTTGCATTTTAGCAGATTCAAGTTGTGCTTTTACTTGCTCTAACTGCGCTTGAACTTGCGCGTTTGCTTGGTTTTTCTGTATTTCAGCTTGAGCAGCAACCTGTTGAGACTGCGCGTTAGCTTGTGCCTGCGCTTGTATGTTTTGCTGTTGCATTAATTGATCACGCTCTATTTTACGTTGTCTACGTAACTTAAGCATTTGATTAGCAAGTTTTAGATTTTTTATTTCTCTAATGTCTATAGCGTCTTCTAGTTCTATTCCTTGTTGAGCTAAAGAAACTTGTATATTATTTTCTAATATTGCTTTTTCTTCTTCATCTGGTGATAACTCAATAAATATACCAAAATCATATAAATGCAAGTCTGACATTTCTTCAAGAGTCGCCACGTTATGAACGCCAATAGCTTGTATAAACGCATCTTTAGTTGGTGAGTACTCTATAATGTCAGATATTCTAAGTGAAAGTTTTTCTGCTGTTTCAGCTGTTAAGTATAAACCAGACTGTAATATATGTCTAGTTGCTGTGTTAGAATTTGCCGCTGCTAATTTTTGAACGCCAACTAAAGCATTTTTATCAGGCGTACTACCATCTCTAGCTTCATTAAGACCGGTTACATCTCTTATCATTTGAAGATAATAATTATAATTAGTTATAAGCGCTTGTATTTTGGCACCACCTGAACCAGAAGTTATTTCTTGTATAGGTACTTTTCCAGGATTCATATTACCATCACTAGTGAAACTTCTACCAATTACACTACCTGTTTGAAAAAACATATTTAAAGCTTCTTGAGGATTATAATTAGTTCCATTACCTAGATCAATTTCAGCTAAACCATCAGCATCCATATACACACCATCTGGTATCATACGCGACATTACTTGTTGCAGCTTTAAATGCGTAAGTTGTATCATATCAGCAAAACCTGTTATTCTACTAACTAAACTTTCTATTTTTCCTTTGTACATTCTAGGTGCAACAATAGAATAATTCATTTTTACTTTAGTATAATCACTTTTAGGTCGCATCATGTTTTCAGCCATTTCCCACATTAAAAGCTTGTTTGTACCTAGAACTAAAGCCCCTTCATATAAAACCTCTATATTTCTTTGTAATCTACCAAAGCTTCCTTCTTTGTTTTCTGGTGGATTAAAATTATCATCTTTAGGTATTACTTTTTCTGCGCCACTACCTGTTTCTTTTATTTTATACACTTCGTTCATATAAGTTTTATAATTAAAATATAAAACATGAACTTTGTTATTATCTATTTCTCTATAATGAGTATAACCTTGGTTGTAATTTCGTAAATGATAGTTACTGTTTTTTACTATTTCTTCTAAATCTTCATTTTCTAAAAAAGGAAACTGTTTTACTAGTTCATTTACTGGTATCGCTTTTACTTCACCAACGTAATATATATCTTCAAAATAAGGTGATTCTGTATAAGAATAAATTAAATCTGCAGGATCAACGTATTCTACTTTAACACCTTCTGAAGTGTTAAAAGTAGTTTTTGTAGCACCTATACCTAAAACTGTTAAATCATAATAAAATCTTTTTTGTATTAAATCATAATTACTACCATTTAACAAAGTATCAATAGCTTGTTCTTCTGCTATTTCTACAGCTTGCTTATAGTTTAGCTGCATGTGCAATTGTAATTCGTCCATTGAGTATGGAAGAGTTTCTGGTTCGTTAGTTGATAGTTGTATTCCAAAAGATTCTTGTGCAAATTCATTAAGCTCTTTTGTTCGCATGTCATCAATAATAGACTGCATATATTGTGTCCTTTTATTTACACCAAAAGGATCTTGAGAAAAAGCTTTTATATCATACATTCTATCAGACATACCATTAACTACAATATCTACAAATTTTGATATTATTGGTATAGGTGTCCAGTCTAAATTAAGATATGATAAATCACCATTTATAGATAACTCATCTTTGTATTTTTGTATTGATTGTTCTCCTCTAGCATATAATCTTAAATCATGAAAATTATTTTTATTTGCCGCGTATCTAGTTTGAAATTTATCATTATAAAACCATTCTTGTTCTATAGCTTTTGCAATTTTTAAACCATAATCATAGCTAAGCTTTTCAGCATCACTTACAACTTGACTAGGGAAATAACTTTTTATAACAGACTCTGCCATACTTTACTTTATTATTTTTGAATTATAACCAGTGTTAGTATACCTGGATATGTTTATGTTTAATTTTGGTTTTTCTATATTTGCATTTGGAGCATATAAACTTCTATTACACGCCATAATAGCTAAACCACTACTAATAGCCGCGTCAAACTTTGTACGTTTATTTATATCAAACCTACTCCAATCATTTAATGTTTCGTTAAAATATATATTACCATATGTATTTTCTTTAATAATACCCACATGATTTTGTATATACATTTCAATTGCAGCTGCGTGAGCTTGCTTTATATCTTCACTTGTGTTTGGTATACCACCTATTTCTTTTTCTGTTGTTGATAGCTTGTTCCAAGATTTATCAGGTCTATTCATGCTATAACCTCTATAGCCTCTACGTCTTAAATAATATAATAATCTTGGTTTATTATTTTCTGCTAATAAAGGCATGCCATAAAAAACTAATGCCATTAAAACATCTTCAAAAAATATTTCAGCCGTTTGAGGTCGAGCTATATACTCTAAAAAAAAGTGATTTGGAGGAGCGTCTTCCATGCTAAATTTAGTTAATCCATGTAAAGCTCCTTTAGATCCTTTACCGTCTACAGTCCCGCTAATATCGTAACTATCACAACCAAAAGCGCCCACGTGTTCGTTGGCTGGATATTTAATACCATTTTTAAGTATTATTTTATTTTGCAAATGTTGAGGTGGTGTCCAACTAATATTAAATCTACCTTTTGAGTCTGGATAAAATATAACTTGAGTATCTTTTATACCATTAACCCATTGAAAATTACCTTTACTTATTATTGGTTTAATACCGTCGTTATAATCAATTTGCTCGTATATTTTAACAAGATTAAAAATAGAATTTTTAGTCTCATCTCTAAAAGCATGCTCTTCAGTTCTTGGAAACTGGCGGTAAAATTCATTTAAAGCATCTTGATCATTTTTTAAGCCTTCTACTTCATTGTTCCAATAATCTATTATACCATAGTCTATTAACTCGGAATCTGGTCCGAAGACATCATCACTCGGACTATCAAACACTGGACTTCCGTATTCATCAATAAAGCCTTCGTAGTTCCATTCCATTGGGATAAAGAGAGAATAAAGGCCAGACTTTGTCTGTCCATTACGGTTTCTTTTTGTAACATCTGAATCATTATAAAGTTTTTTGAAGTTATCTCCACCTTTATCAAGGGCGTTGGAAGTTGAGCCCATCATACATTTACCTATAATTCTACTACCTAATCTTAAACAAGTTTTTGTTACTCTCCAGTTGTTTAATATATTATCAGGTCTTTCCCATTTGCCACTTTCATCGTGTACTAATAAAGCTAATTTTTCACCATCATAACTATTATCACCAGTATTCTTCCAGTCAATAGTTGTGTCTAAGCCTTTTATTTCTTCTAGCTTTTCATTAGCTGTAATTTTTTTTCTTGTAAACTTGCTAGCTGGAACCCTATATGCTAGTTCTGTTTTAGGACGGTCCATACCGTCTTGTATTGGCTTAAAGAAAAAAGGATAATTAATACTAATAGGTACCACTTTATCAGTAAACATTTTTTTAGCATCTGCACCCGTTTTAGAAAGTATCCCATATCTACTATCACTTGATATAGTGGCTAAATTAACTGTTTCAGCTGATGACATGAAAGAAAAACCAGAACGACGATTTTTAAGGTAACACATGCCATAACATCTTTTATCTGCCTTGCAAGCTTCCCAGAATATATAAAACAAACGATTTGCTTCTCTAAAATCTGGTGCGCCTACGTCGATTTTGCTCCATTGCAAGTACATATAGTGTGTACCTGTTATATAAGTCGGTTTGTTATTATTATAAAACCAAAAACCTTCGTCTCTTCGTTTGAACTCTTCGTCTATATAATCATACCACTGCTCTTTTGCTTCTTCAGGATATGATCTCCAGTCAAATATATTTTTTAATCTACTAAGCTCTTTTGGTTGGTCTTGTTTTACCCATTTGTTTTCGGATCGCAATTGCACTTGCACTGGTTCCAACGGCAGGCCAATTTGCAAGCCTTGTATTTCAAGTATTTCACCAATTTTTCCAGTTTTTGAGATAACGACGATATCATGTTCTTTATTGTGTCCATATTTCCATTTTTTACCCCTATTCATACGAGTTATAGTCGTACGTTTAATAGGTTCTATTGTTTTAACTAATGTTTGTTCGTAGCTCATTTTGATCTTCCCTCTGCAAATCCTTTAAAAACTCTTTCTTTTTTCTCTTCAATATTTTTTCCGTCTAAAATACTTTGCTCTTCTTGGATTCTGTTAAGTATTTCAAATGCGTCAAATATAGCTAATTTTTTAGTAGCTGCCGCATTTTTTAATCTATCAGCTGACACATCGTCTTCGGTATTGGTAATGATTTTTTCTTTAGCAACGTTGATAAGTTCTTCAACTGCTTTGTGCCCAGCTTGGATTATAAGCTTCTTCGTTTCCTTGGTATTCATATTTAATTGTAATAAATTTATTTAAAACTCTATATAGCCTTTGTCCGTCTACTATAAACTCATATGTAGAAAACGGAGTAAACCCTACAAGATCTTTTTTATTATAAACACCATCTGTATATTTAACAATACCAATACAACTTTCTTCTACATCTGAACTTAATTTATTTCTTTGTTTTATAGGTTGTACAAAACAATATCCTTTTGTAGCTTTCCAATTGTTTTTTCTTTTATATAAAAAAATTTGATCTTCTTTTACAAGGTATGTATTTTCGTCAAAATAACTTCTACTATTTTTTTCTTTACCTTGTAAATTGTGCCAACGCCTAAAAACGTTGTGGTGCGTTACAATAGTATCTCCTGGTCTTATTTCTGTTTTATAGGCTGTAGGTATAGACTTAACAATAGCTTCTCTATTTACATATTGATGATTAAATATCTCAGTGTTTAATATAAGATCTCTATCTCCAACTTTGGTAGTATTGTTATATCTATTTCCTTTTGGCTCTATAACAAAGTCAAAAGGCGCTTTCATTAGTACTCTAAGTTATATTCTACAGATACTGCCATATTTTTGTTAAAGTCTTTCCAGGCTAAAACATCTTTATGTTTTTTAATATAAATAGAATATTTATCTTCTTCTTCTATAATGTCACAAATAGTGTGGCCACCATAAACTTCTTGACCAACAGCATAGTGCATAGCGTCATTTTTATAGTCTTTACCTATACTAATTTTTCTTATTAACTTGGCCATTTTCTTTTGGATATTTTATTTCACCAGTTTGAATATTAATATTATTTGTTCCATATTGTTTTTCAAACTCGTCTTGCATTAAAGTTAATTCATCTTGGATACCAGCTATACTATGAAGTAGACTGTGTTTTCTAGTCTCCATTACGCCTAGCTCTAATTGAGCTCTATTTAAACCGTTAATTATATCTTGAACTTTTTTTAATTGTTCCTTAGTAATTGTTTCTGGTTTAGACTTTAAGTCTATTAGTTTTTCTTTTTTTGCCATTTTATTTAATTTAAGTTAATTATTTGTTTTTGTTTATCTTTCAAAACATAGTCTAAGCGTTATTGGGCTTTGAAGTATTATTTCATCTTCGTCTTCTATTGCAACACCATTGTTAGCTTCTAACAATATAGACGTGTTATCAAGTATGTCTCTAATAGTTCCTATTGCCGTGTCAGAATCATGAATCATTATAACGTCTCCTATATCAAAGAAAGTTGGAGCCCCTACTGTTTTCACTGTAATATCAGTAGTTGCATTTATATTATGAGCGCCATCAGCTAAAATACCTGTAGAAAAATTATAACCACTACCGCCAGAAACTGTTGCCGCTACATATATTCTATCAAATCCAGCGTTAGTTCCAGAGTTAGGTTCACCTTCTAAAACTAAATGAGAGTGTTGATCAGCGCTGGCACCATAACCTAAAGTACCAACAGTCATATTATCTAAATCTGTTTTAAAGTTAGTATTATCCATAACAATACCGCCTAACATATTTTTATAATATGAAGTTCCATTTGCAGTCGCGTTACCTGTTCCTATACTTCCTGGAGCAGTTTCTTTATATGTTTTTGCAAAAAAGAACTCTATTTCTTTTGTTGTTTGAGCACCTCTCATCATACACGCTATGTCTACTAGTTTAGCAGCACCTCTAGGTATATCAAAAGCTGTCCAATCAAACAATACGTCTGCGGCTCCAAAAACTAAATCTGATTTATCAGACTGTATTTGCGTTGCTACAGGTAAAATTGGTTTTACTTCTACTGTGTAAAAATTATCTCTTGCCATGTTTTTATTTTTTTACTTTTTCTAATGATCTACCGCCAAAATAAGCACCGATCACTGTTATTAATACTAGTTGTAATAAGTCTACCCATGTGTCTTTTACTTCAAAAGTAAGCACGCCAGCATCAATAAAAATCATTAATACTGTCGCTACAACTAGAAATATAAGAACTAAAGGTCTTATGTTTTTACTTAACCATGAATCTGAGTTCATGTCTACCTTCCATCTTTCAGTTACTTGCTTTTGCATTTCAGCTTCGTAACCCATTATCATATCCTTTATCTTTTTTTCAGCTTCAAGCTTTTCTTCTTTAGACGTGTGTAGGCTATCTATAACTCCTCCTACATTTTTTACTAAATCACTGGCTCCACCTGAAAATATTTTTGCTAATACACTCATACGTTATTATTTCCATTATTTGCGTCTTTTTCCCAAGGAAAATTACCATCGCCTGCCTCTGTAGGAACGCCATCAATAATTATCATGTCTTTTCCGTTCATTGTTACTCTTGGGTAAGTTACGCCGTTATACTTTACAAAATCATCTCCATAAGCAAGCTTACCTATTCTCATATCGGTAGAGTGTCTCATTTCGTGATTTATTACTTGTTTTTCTTCTTTGCTACCAGGTTCTATTTTGTTACTAATAAATATACTACCATCCATATTGGCTTCTCCTAAAATACCTTTTCCTAAATTTTTTCTTATTACAGGAGTTCCAGGTACAGATGCGTCACCACCAGCCTCTTTGCCAAAAGCCATTTTGCTTCTTATTTCACCATTTATCATTGACGGTGACTTTCCTTTACCTAGTTTAAATTTCATTATTTTATTTTTTTAAATACAATCTACCCCCTTTTTTTCTACCTGTAGTGTATTCTACATATTTTCTATTAGTACCAGACTCTAATTTTATTTTACTTAAAGTACCTTCGTCTATATTAACAGTGTTAATTTTAGTACCATCTGCGTCAAATAAAAATTCAGGTATACCTGAGGTTGTATATTGACCTACTTTTAGTTTGCTTTTTTTATCTTGTCTCATTGGTGAATTTACAAATCCACTAAATCCTTTCATTTTAAATGGTGTGCTCATCTGTCTTTGTCTTTTATCATATCATCTATAGATTTATTGAAAACCTTGTCAGTATATGTTTTATTATTATAAAAAGTACTTCTCTCTGATACTGGTAAATCTTCTTCACCTAACAACACTCTATATATTCTAGATATTAACTGAGAACATTTGAACGAGGTTTTAAAAACTGAGTACTTTATTGTTGTTCTATTTCTGTGTCTCCAGGTTTCTATCCAACCTAACCTTCGTAGCTTCTCCCAACGATTCTTATCCCAACTCATAGTATAAGTACCATCTATAAACTCTTGTCGTGTAAATCTTCCTTTACAATCTAAGTAAATTAATAATTCTAAATCTGCGTCTGTTAATCCGTAAGTCTTACAAGCCCACTTTCTAGTGAGCCTGTAATACTTAAGGATATTCATTTCACGCAAATCTTGCGCGGTTAATCTCATCTACTATGAACCAGCAGTAAATGCTACCGCAGAAACATCAGCAAAAGGTGCTACTGTAGCCTTGATAGTCAAAACGCCACCGCCGTTTACTGTTTGATTTCCGATCTCTTGAGCTAATCTCAAAGCAACGTCTTCTGGAACAGTACAAGTTAAATCAACTGTATGATCAGCTTCGTCACCACTGTTTGCGATATGTACTACAACCGAAGTACCGTCTGCAACAGAGATTTGATTGACATTTCCTGCAGGAAAAAAGTTTTCATCAGTACCTGCAGCGTCTACAAAATGTAATAATTTCATAATTTGTAATTTTTTTGATTAATAATTCGTTTTCGTTTTTAAGTTTAAGGGTTTTGGTTTATGGTTTAGGTCTAATCTATAAGTACAACGTCTTGTTGTTTTATAACGCCGTAAAATTTATCTTTATGTTGTATACCGTGGCCTGCATGTTTGTCGTAGTACACTATGTCGTCTATGTGTATACCTTCTACAAGATTACCAACAGACACAACTTTTGCTTTTAAATACCTATTGTCTTCGTTGATTTCATCTGTTAAAATCAACCCACCTACTTTTTTTGGCTCTGTCTTTATAAGATCTATTATTATATAATTGTTAACTGCCTTCATTGATTCTAATATTTGAGATTACACAATCAGCAGATATAATAGTAGTCACCACAGAAACCGCATTTTTAAGTGCAGACTTAGTAACAAGTACAGGATCTATGATACCAACATCAATCATATTAGCCTCTTCACCCGTAACAACATTAACACCCACGCCTTTTGCAGGTCTAGGGCCTATTTGTTTTAAACCAGCATTTTCTAATATAGTGTGAAAAGGAGCTGTGATAGCGTTAAATATAATCTCTTCACCTTTACTACTGGCCTTTAAATTTTGAGAAGCGTTTAATAGCGCTACACCACCACCTGATATAATACCTTCTTTTAGTGCGGCTTTTGTAGCGTATATAGCGTCTTCAACTCTATCTTTCTTTTCTTTTAATTCTATTTTAGAATTAGCACCAACGCGCACTATACCTACGCTTCCTGATAGCATTGCTATTCTTTGGTGTATTTTTTTCTTAAAAAAGCCGTTTTTTTCTTTTTTATAAAGCTTTTTAACGTCTTTTATACGTTCTTCAACGCTAGGAGCAATATCTTCTAGTGTAATTACAGTATTTTTATCATCTGTTACTACTTTTTCAACTTCTCCAAGCACATCTAGCGATATTCCATCAAGATCATCGCCTAATTCTTCATTTATTACCTTAGCACCAGTTAAAATTGCTAAATCTTCTATAGTATCTTGTTTAGTAGGACCAAAGCCTGGTAAGTCAATAATATTTACTTTAATATTACCTTTAACTTTGTTCATTAAAAGTGCACTTTTTACTTGCTGTGCCACTTGGGCTACTATTAAAAGCGATCTATTGTTTTTTATTACGTACTCTAGTATGCTTTGTATTTTTCTAATGTTTGGTATTTCCGATGCAACAATAAGTATTAAAGGATTTTCTAGTATAGCGCGTTGTTTTTCAGTATCTGTTACAAAATGCTGTGATGTTAAGCCACATTCTACTTGCACCCCGTCAACTAATTCAACGTAAGTTTCATCAGTGTCGCTTTCTTCCATTAAAACAACACCGTCTTTACCTACTTTTTTATAAGCGTCAGCAATAATAGCGCCAAGATCAGCATCGTTATTACAGCTAATGGCAGCAACGTTATCTAGCATATCATCTTTTACCTCGATTTTTACACTATTTAAGTAATCGTTTACTTTTACTAGACCAGAATTAACGCCTTGTTTAATATCTCTAACAGAAATATTGTTATCTTGCTCTTTATTTATTTCCTTTATTAAAGCCTCTGCTAATACAGTTGCAGTAGTAGTACCATCACCCGCTTCTTTTACTGTGTTTCTTGCAGCTTCTTTAATTAAAGTAGCACCCATGTTTTCAACCGGATCGTATAAGACTACGCTTTCTGCCACGGTTACTCCATCTTTTGTGATCACCGGTTTGCCGCGTCCATCTTCGTATATTACGCATCTTCCACTCGCGCCTAATGTGGACTTTACGGCTTCTGCTAGCTTGGTTACGCCAGCAATTATTCGTTTTTTAGCGCTATTGCCAAAGTTTAAGTCTTTAACAATCTCACTAGGTAAGTTGTATTCCATGTTTTATTAAATTAAATTTGATTAAATTGTACTTCTATTCAAATGTTTTGACCACTTTTGGCCCCTTTACAGCCTCAAGCTTTTTAGAGAAATGATCGATGCTTCCGTTTATTGCTGCTTCTGCACCTTCTATCGTTTCTCTTCTTGTAACATCGTGCCAGCTCTTATCATTTTTAGGATCTGACACTTCTGTTTGGTAAAAACCATTTGGCAATTGTGTTATTCTCCAGTTAACTTTATCAGCTAAATGTTTCCACTGCTCAATTGTTTTTTCATTAGGTTTTTGGTTGCTAGTATATGTACTAGTCTTGTAGTATAAATAAGTCATTTTGGTTTTATTTTAGGTTAATACTTATTGGTATAGGGTGTTTCCCTATTTTTTGGTAAGTTTTTTTTACCAGATTGTCTTTTTTTCCCAGAAAGGTTTGTCTTTTGATGATTTTTCTTGTTTTATTTTATCATCTCTTGTTTTTGTTGCTTTAGCGCGTTCTTCTTTTTTGCTCCACCAATCTTGCATTTGTTCAATTTCTTTCAATCTTTCTTCATCAGTTTTATGAGGAACACCTGTTGTGTGTGTATTTAATGGTGACCCATAATTAACTTGCATTGAAGAACCGTGTTTTACTCCTCTTAATATTGGGTTTTTCATTTTGTAAGCAGATCCTACCTCTAGGCCTCCACCTTTTTTGCTTTTTCCTGGCATAGTTATTCGTTTTTTGTACCGCGACCAAAATTGCCACGGTTGTTTTTAATCGACACCCTTGCTACAGAACCATCAGATCTATGGTGTATATCGCTATCAGATCTTTGGCCCAACCTTTGATTCTGTGCTTTTTTAGCTTTACGCGCTGGAGTTTTAGCCATAGCCGTGTCCCTACGCTTTTTAGCAGCAGCTGCTTTAGGTGATAGTTTTTGTTTTAATTTTATTGGTGAGCCTTTCATATTTATATTATCACATAGAAAAATAGTTTTTTACTAATGCAATAGATGTTATAAATATAGAAGTAGGGTGCTGTACCCTCCTCCCCTATTTTTTTTTATTTTTCGAAAGTCAATTTTATTTCACCAGTCCCCATACGTGTTTCTGCACTTTCTAGTCATTTTTAGCGTTTCCATATTTATATCGTGTTTGCCATCGACCACAGCAATAAAGCCTTGCAAAGTATTTAGGTATTGCTGGCTACAGCTAGGCTAGGTAGCTGCAACAACGCGCCGCGCGCGTATGTATAGCATAGTAGTTGGCGCAGTCACAAACTTAATTCGAGTATATACAGATACTATATATGAATAAAGAAATTAACAATATAAAATAAATAGTCACAAGCTAAATAAGTATAACAATAGATAATATAAATAACTAACTAACTAAATTAAATTAAATTATGAAAAAAGAAATGAACAACATTGTAACTAAAAGATTTGTAATCAGAAAGTCACTAATCGGTACTAACACTATAATAACATTTGAGAATAAGAAAGGTGACAAGATAACTTACAATCATGATGAAGTGTACAACAAGAACAAAGATAGATTTGAATCAATGAACTGTTTCCAAAAGTACAAGTCATACACTAACACTAACAACATACCAACATTCTGTAGGTAAAACGAAGTGCGAAGCACGGAGTGTCGAAAGGCACTCGTGTATAGCACGAAGTGTATAGCAAAATCGCTCGCCGCTGTCACAAACTAGATTCGAACACTACAAGATAATATATATGTAATGCAAAATGCAAGATATATATAGTATAATGAAGTGTGCACTTGTCACAATATTAATTAGATCACTCATAGATAATATATATGAATATAAAAATAAAAGTTATGAAAGAAATAGTACTAAGAATAGATGAAGATAATGACATCTATGAAATGATAGTGAATGGTGAAGTTTACACACTTGACAATGTATATGAAAGTGAATATGGTAAACTATTTGATGAACTAAATATGTCAATAGAAGTATTGTAAACACAGAGAGGTGGAATAGTACCAGTAAACTAAAAATAATAAGTAAACAAACTATGTACTTTTCACAATGTAAATTCGACAAGTAAAAGATAATATAACTGTAAAACAAATAAATAACTAACTAAAACTAATAAAATTATGAAAAATTTAATCAAAAGCAAAAGATTTGTAGTAAGAAAGACACTAATTGGTAAAAACCAAGTAATAGTATTTACTAACAAAAAAGGTGATGAAATCACTTATAATCATGACAAAGTATGGGAAATAATGAAAGAAACTTTAGAGTCTCTACCATGCTGGGCAAAGTATAAGTCATATACAGCAACAAATAACATACCAATGATACTAAGAGGTAAAGAACTAGTTTAGTTAGTTGGATAGGTTGAAATGGTACTCATGAAGTGTTGAGTAGTGAGTACCATCTCTTCCTTTTGTAGAGTGTGACAATAGGTAGTTAAGTTAAGAGAGTAACAGGCAAATGTCACAAAATAAATTAATAATAAGTAAGATAATATAATAAAAATAATATGAAGTTTGATATAAATAAAGTAGAGGTAATAGAAGTAAGTAATATAAAGCACTGGGACTATCCAGACTATGAAGATGCTTATGTTTCAATTGCAGAGTATGATGGTGAGAAAATGAGTGATGAAATGCTAAATGAATTAAATGATAGTCACTACAAACACGAACTAGTAGAAGAATACATAAACTAAATAGTTAAGATATGAAAAATTTAATAGATTATGAAAAAATGGGTATTAGTAGAAAAATAGATATAAGTAAATACAAAGACAACACTCATTACAGTGTAACAGTAACTGATGGTTTCGGTCAAGAACATCACTTAGGCTACTTAAATATCACAATAAATATGTCAGAAATTGAAGCAAAAGCTGAAGAAGTATGGCAAAATGAAGTAAAACGTGAGGTAGATCCATTAGAAAATGCTATAAACGAAATGGTTAAAAAAGGTAAAAAATTCTTTGACGAAAGAGGTAATTATAGAGACGGACTAGATTAAAATTAAATAATATGAAGAAAATAAAACTAAGTGTAGCAGCACTATTAATTGCGCTAACTGTAAACGCTCAAGACACAGTAAATTATCAAGATGAAGTAACATTTACTAGACTTGAAGTAATTGAAATAATAAATACTTTAGAAGATATTCTCGAATGGCAAGAATATGATAAAGAAAGAGGTGAAACTAGTATGGGTGAATACTCTGAAGGTTGGGGAAGTAACTATTGGTTAACAATTATGAGAAATGAATTATATGAGAAATTATATAATAATTTTGAGGTAAATTGTATGAACTGTGATGAAATAGACTAATGCTAGGCTGGGTAATATTAGCGGCTATAGTTTTAGCTATGATTAGATGGATAAGAGATTAAGTTATCACAAATTAAATACGATACACTATAGATAATATAAATGAAATTAAAAAAATTATAACATGAACACAATAAAAAAACTAAAAAAGCAAGACAGTGATCACTATTTATTATACTCAATAAACGGTGAAAAATACAGAGCATACGAGATAGGTAAAATACCAGCAAAATTTGGTTGCATACAATGGAATAATAATGATCCTATTACTAAAGAAAGTAAAACAAGTCAAGGCATTGATAAGTGGATGATATGTAATGAACTTGGCAGTGGCCACGCTGGTTTAGTATTTGTTAATGATAGTTACTTTCCAAAATGGGGCTAATGAAGTGTAAATGTAATAATATAATACCTAGCGTAAGAGTCAATCTTGGTTATAGCACTTGTGTTAATTGCTCAACAACAGAAGCATATGGTTGTGCACCTCTTATTAACCACAAGACTGGTAACTCTATCCAGATAATGTCAAGAGCTGACGCTGCTAAAATAGCTAAGATGACTCAACGTAGAGGTTATGGTACAATGTTAGGGTAATACGAGTGATGACGCCAGTCCCGAATAAGATAAAACAGTTTGCTGGTCTTAGGTAAAACCGCTAGTCACACTCGTTCTTAACACAAATTAAATTCGATAAAAGTAAGATAATATAATAAAATTAAATAATATGAAAAATTTATGGTTACAACTAAAAACAGAGCATAAACAAGCTATTAAAGAGCATCAAAAAAACTACAAAACAGCGCCTAAGTCGTTAGAAGATTCACTTAGTAAAAAATATGTATTTAGTCAACTGACTGTTGAAGAGCTAAGAAATTTATTTACGTGGACAAATACTCACATATCAGAAATGGATTGGCAAGATGTTTTCGGTGACAGATTTTTAATAGAAGAAAAAAATAAATAATATGAAAAACGGAATTTATAAAAGTGATAATGCAATTTACTTTGTATTAGATAATAAAATACTCATGAGACTAATGGGTGAAATGTACAAGACAACTAAGGGTTTTATGCAAGGTGATTGGAAAGAAGATCTAAAACCTGGAATGATAGAACAATTCGATGAAGTATATAATAAATGTAAACGTTGGTAATATGAATATAGAAGATAAATTACAACTACTTGATATTCATGAGGTTACAACAGCGCGTCAAAAAGCAAATGGCACTCGTGAATTTAAGTTACCAGTACGCGATCAGTATGGTTGTGCTATACACGTCGCAAGTTATGCCACGGGCTATGTAAGACGTACTAAAACAGGCGGTTACAGTAGTGACTGGCAATTAAACAAAACGCGTAAGTATCAAACTAAGTGGGATAAAAAACGTGGTACTTATAGTATTGAGCGTATATTAATACCAAAAGAATCACATAGATTAGAGTACTTAATAGCCTTTTGTCTCAAAAATTATTACATAAAGCAGTCTAATATGTTGTCAAGTGGCGAGTTTATACCTAAGTGGAAACATGAAGATAAAATTGCATATGTAAAAGAAAGATATGATGTAGATAAGTATTTACCAGAAGTAAAAGTAATTATTAACGGACATAGATATAATGTAACATGAGAAGAATAATAGAATTTTTTATAAGAGAGAAAAATAATTTAGAAAAAAACTTAAAAGAGTATGAGCAAAAAGAGAAAATTAAACAGCAACAATCCAAAATACTGGGACAAAAGCCAGTTAACCGAAAAACCAATAAAGAAAAAAGTATTAATGTGTGAGGTTAAAGGA